TCGACGCGCATCTCGGCGTCGGTGACCCGCTGCTTGGCATGGCCGACGTTGGCCTCGGCCAGGGTGATCTTGTTGGACAGGTTGACCACCGCGTCGAGCTGCTTGCGCAGGGCGGCGGAGGAGGCTGGCTTCTCCATGCTGAAGGTGCCGTGGGCTTCCAGATCCTGCACCGAGGCTTCGACGTTGACGCCGGCCAGACGCAAACACTCGCTGGCTTCCTGCAGGCCGTCTTGCGCTGCCTTCAGCACTTCGTCGCCCACCGACTTGGCGTCGGCGTGGCTGGTGTTCAGCGTGGCCTGACGCTGGGCCTCGGCCTGGACCTTGTCGATCAGGTCGACCCCGGCGAACTCTTCGACCTTGCGGTTCAGCGCTGCCGCACCGAACTCGAGGATGGCCGCCGAGCTGTGCTGCTTGGACTGTACGAACAGGTCCCAGTCTTTGGCCGACAGGCCCAGCAGGTCTTCCATCGCGGCGGTCACCGGGGTGTTGCCGTTGGCCACCAGCTCAGGCTCTTGACCAGCCACCACGCGGGTCAGCTTGGCGGTCTTGTCGGTGCGAACGCAGGTGTAGACCTCGTCGCCGTGGATCTGGAACCGCAGGGTGATCTTGAAGGTCTTCTGCCCCCAAGTCGGGATGTTTTCCTTCTTGCCAGGCACGACGGTGACGCCGAACAGGGCGGTCTGAATCGCCTGCAGCAGGGTGGACTTGCCTTTGGCGTTGTCACCGGCCACGACGTTGAGGCCTTGGGTGAAATCCGCGGTGAAATTGCCGAGCTTCTTGAAGTTCTCGGTGACGCAATCTAACAGACGCATGGGCGCCTCCTATATGGGGATTTGTCGCTAGTTAGCGAGAATACATGTGAAAGAGGGTAGCCGCTATGGCGATGGAAAGCGGGTGCGGATTGAGGTTGTACACCCGGGGTTCCAGCTGCTGGCGTATCCAGTCCAGCTGGCTCTCCGTCGTTCCTACCTGGCTGAACTTGCGGACCAGCTCATCGCGGGGCCACCTCACAGGCTGTTCACCACGTCGAGGTACTCTTTGAAGTCCTCGTCTTGGTGGTGGGCGAACTGCAGCTTGCGGCGCAGCGACTTGTCGACCTGCTGGTCAACGAGGGCTGAGTCCTGCAGCTCCGGCAGATCGAGACTGATCATGCCGGTCACCGCTGCCACGTCGAACAGCTCCCGCAGCAGACGCTCACGGTTGGTCTCGACACCGGGGCCGAACGGGTTGCAGCTCTCGTAGCCGTGGCGCTGGATCTTGGTGACCGCCTGGATCACCTCGGCGCACTCTTCAGCCAGCATGGTCAGCCGCTCGTGTTCAGCCGGGGTCAGGCCATTGAAGTGCTTGTCCGCTGTACCCTGACGCACGCGGTACGGGCCTTGCGATCTGTTCTCGGTCATAGCGTGAACTCCGCGTCTGCATCGTAGATGGTGGACGGCTGCTCGTACTCAATCAGCCCGCCTTCCTTGACCTGCCAGCTCTTGGCTGAACCAAGGTGGCAGTGGTCGGTCTTGATGGCGTAGTGGATCTGGCAGCCGGCGATGGTCAGGCTGCCCAGTTCCACGTACCAGTTGGTCGACCGGGCGTTGGTCCGGACACCCAGCACCTGCTGCGAATCCAGCACCGCTTTCACGGTGCCGAAGGCCGCCTTGTAGGTCTGGCCGTTGGGGGCCACGAACCAGTCGTTGGTGGTGATCAGTGCCTTACAGCCGATGGCCAAGTTCTTCGGGATCATGCGGTCACCTTCGATACCAGCTCAGCGAACAACGGCGCCAGATCGGTGCCTTCCAGATCCCGGGCAATGCGAGTCTTCAGGTCTTCGGCAACGACGCCCTCGATCTCAGTGTCCACGTCCTGCAGCGAGTCCTTGATGTCGACCTTGTTGCGCACGGCGAACAGGTTGTTGCAGACCACGCCGCCGTCCATGTACTCGCCGGCCTTCCAGATCTCACGGACGAACTCGCTGACCGCCACAGCATCGGCCACCGACTCAGTGCCGACCACGTCGACGAACTGCACCCCGTACAGGTTGGGGATCTCGCTGCCCAGCTTGATCTCGCGATACAGGTCCTTCTCCGACCAGACCAGTTCTTTGGTCAGCTCAGCCGTCTCCAGCTCCAGGTGGTAGATGAACTTGTCGCCGATGTCGTGGAAGCTGGTGGGGTGGGTGTTGCCCAGCACCACGACCTGGCCGCCGAGGTCGGTCGAACCGTTGTGCTCATGGCCGATGAAGATGTAGTCGAACGAGCCGATCAGTTCCTGTGCCAGACCCCGGCTGAGGTTCAGCGTGTTGTCGGTCACCGCCAGATCGAAGTCGTAGTTGCAGTGCAGGAACAGGTAGCTGGCCAGACCGTCGCGGTTCTGTGCAGCGTGGGCGGCTGCCTCGCGCATCGCCACCTCGAAGATCTCTTGGCTGGCGTGGTGCGGGACCATGTAGATCGACTTGTAGCAGTCGAAGAACGGGTCGGTCAGGTTCGGCGCTGCACAGATTGGCACGCCCTGTTCCTTCAGCAGCCGCAGCGACGACATGGTGCCTTCGCGGTTGGTCTCGTCGTGGTTGCCGGCCAGTGTGTTCCAGCACCGGCTGGCCACGTTGTAGCCCTGAGCAATCACCGACTCCGAGTTGAACGACTTGTCGAACAGGTCACCGACGCAGAGCAGCGGGTTCTTCGCTGCGTTGACGATGTCCATGGCTTGGTTGTACAGCTCGGCCTTCAGCTTGTCCGAAGAGTCGCGGGTGGTGTGCGCCTGGCGGCTGGTGCCGAGGTGCGGGTCGGTAAAGATGGTTAAGTTCTTCACGTAAAGAGTCCTTTTAACAGGTGGTAAGCGTAAGAGAGCAGTGGAATCAGCGAGAAGACGATGATCCCCTCGAGGATGAACAGGGCGAGCTTTCTTCTGAATTTGTTGGTCATGGGTCCGTCCACCTTGTGAAGGGGCAGCGCTCCGCTGCCCCGGTTAAATCAGAGCGGTTCGTGCCAGCACTTGGCCGTGGCAATGTTCGGGATACCGTCCGGGGTGAAGCCGAAGTGGGTCAGGGTCAGCATCCGCCCCATGTTCTTGCCTTCCATCAGGTCCAGGTACTCCTGATGTTTCTCCTCGGCGTTGCCGTGGGCGGTAGCCTTGGCGTGCTTCGGCCCGTTCGGTGTGTAGACCACGTAGATGAACTTCGGCACCTGGTAGGTGACGCCCTTCACCACTTGCTGCTCAGCCAACTCCCAGCCCACGACTTTTACTTCGAAGTCGGTGAAGTCCTTCAGTTTGGTCAGATACTTGGTGCGCTTGTTGTCCTTGTAGCCTTCACGACCCCAGCGCAGGATGCTGCCTTCGTACTTCTCCTTCACCCACTTACGGTGCTGAGCCATGGCTTCGTCCATGCTGCGGACTCGCACGGTCTCGACCAGCTGGATACGGACATCGAGGTCGACGGTGTTGGCGAACGCTTCCTGCAGCGCGGCGAAGCGCTCTTCGAAGGGCTTGTCGCTGACCGAATCGTAGACGTAGTAGGTCAGCTGTAGAGACTCCTCGCGTGGCTTGGTGATCAGGCTGCCGATCGCCTGCAGGGTCAGGCCGTGGACGTACAGCTCACCGTCGAGGTGCAGGTCAGCGAAGCTAGGCTGGGCGTAGATGGCGTCTTGGATGTGCTGGACGTTGTGGGCCACACCGCCACGACTGTAGATAAACCCATCGCTGAGGCAGCGGTGACCGTCGTATTTACGCTGCAGGAACGCATTGTCCCAGTCGATCTCGTCTGCGTTGATGTCCTGCAGACGCTCTGCCTTCATCGGCTTCTTCTTGCCCAGGCCGTTGGTGACCGGTGCGTTGGCGTCCTCGATGTTCTCGACGTACCCGAGGCGGATCTGCTTGCTGACCCGGGAGGCTGCTTCCAGCACAGCCTGTTCAGCGTGGCTGGTGGCGTTGGCGCGGCCAGCGTTCTTGCCTTTGACCGAGGCGAACTTCTCGGTGACAGTGCCGCCTTCCGACTTGGCGAAGGTGATCACCAGACGGGCGCTGCCATCTTCCATGCTTTCAGCATCGACCTGCCACCAGCCGATGGTCTTGCCGAGGTTTTTATACAGACGCTTTGTCGAGAGTACAGTCATGTGTCAGTCCCTAAATAGATTCCCCGCTAACTAGCGGGGTTTGTTGAGTGTATCCCCACGCTTGGGGATATGGAAGTAGCCCACCAGCAGGTCAGCGACCCGCTGATGTTGAAGCCTGTTGATCACCCCGATGTTGTCCCAGGTGGCCAGCAGGTACTGCTTGTCGATCCGGGCGTTGTCATGCACCGCCAGCCCGTCCCACAGTTGCAACACGCCGTTCTGCGCATCCCAAAACAGGATGTAGTACGGAATTTCCAGCAGGAATCGGAACCTACCGATCGCCCCACGCTGCGAAGCCCTGACCGCTGACTTCGGCATCGTGCTGTGTTCCTCACTGGCTTTCACTTCGAGGAAGCACAGCCTCTGGCCTTCGTGCAGGTTCTGACACCCTGCAGGAAGGCCGAGGAGGTAATCGCTTGGCTGCTCGGCAACGATGGACCCGGCGGCCCCGGTGTCGGTAAGGCGGTGGTAGCTGACCAATCGCTGTGCAAACAGCAGATCGAACACCTTGCCCATCTCCTTCTCGAACACCTTCCCGATGCTGGCAGCCATGCTCAGGCCTCTTCCAGCTGATCAATCAGACCCATCAGCTTCAACTCGAAGTCCAGCAGCGTGCCGTCGTTGACGATGGTGTGGGTGACGAAGGCTTGGCGGATGCCTTGCTCGCTGAGATGACCTTCGATCCCGACCGTCTGCTGCTCAAGGCCTGGCCGGATGATTTGAATCACCGCGCCGTGGTGGTCCCTGATCCAGTGAGCCTCGGAGTTGAAGCGGACGTCGCTGAGCACCATACCCTGCACAGCCGGCGCGCTGTCGACGTGCAAGTGGCTGAACTGGCCCAAGTCATTGATGTACGGGCAGCCTTCCTTCACCCAGTTCCACTGCTTGTTCACCAGTCGAACCCACAGGTCGTCGTGCATCAGCTTACGGCCCCACTCGGTGCCCAGCGTCTGCATCATCTCTCGGTAGGACCGGCCGGTTTCAGGGCAGATGCCGGAGCGATCGCCGTGGTGGAAGTGGTCGCCGAAGACCGACTTCAGCATGGTCTTCAGCGGCTCAGCGAAGGCGTACTTGTGCAACTTCATGCCCTTGGCCAGGCAGTCCGCAGCGTGGTCTTTACCGGATCTGGCCAACCCGGTCACGCCGATCAACTTCACTTGCCCACCCGCAGCAGCAGCGCCTGGCGCAGCTCGTCGGAGTAGGTCATCTCGCACTTGTCGCTGAGCAGCCACTTGCAATACGACAGGTCAAGGTTTTTGACCTTGCTGGTCTTGTGCTGACCGAAGCCGATTTTCATTTCCAGCGTGCCGTCGTCGCCCTTCATCCAAACCATCAGCTCGTCGAGGCTGTCGACCTTGGCCCAGCTGTACAGCGGCTTGATGCACTTCAGGGTGGCGTCCACGTCCACCGAGGCGTCGTGGGCGCCGTTCATGGGTTCGTGCAGCAGGTGCTCATAGAAGTGCACCAGTTTGGCGCTGGGCCACTTGTGCTCGGACTTCAGCTTGCGTGCGGCCTTCATCAGGTCGATGGAGACAGGCGGCTGAAACCCGACGCGACAGGCAATGCGGTTGTCGAAGGTGGCGCTGTTGTAGCCGATCACCGCGTCCAACTTCATTTCGTTGACGGTTTCCATCTGCTCAGCCAGGTACTTTTCCCATGGCAGCTCGTCCAGCAGCTGGTGGGCGTAGTAGCCGTGGACCTTGGAGGCTTCCGGGTGGATCTCTTTGCCCGGGTTCAACAGCATCAGATCCTGATCGTGAATGTCGTAGCTGCCGTTCTGGTGCAGGGTCACGATCCACAGGGCTGACTGCAGGACGCCGCACGAGCCAGCGTCCACCCCTGTGGTTTCATAGTCGTGAGCCAGTGCTCTGACACTCTGTCCATTGAAACTCATTTTGCTTTCCTTTCGTTGGCGAAGAACTGTTTGTGAATGGCAGGCCAGGTCTTGCGGAACAACTCGATCCGCTGCGCCATCAGGCCTTCGTTGTGCTTGGAGTCGGCCAGCTGCCGCCGCAGTTCAGCGGTGTCGGTCAACACCTCCCGCATCCGCTGGTTTTCCATCAGCAGGCGGGTGTTATCGGCAAGGATTTGTTCGATGTCTGGTCCCGGGTCCCGCTGCGGCGGCGCTTGCGGAGCCCTTGGGCGGGGCCAGTTCGGATTCCACGCAGGGTTCTGGTTAGCAGCCAGGCCGAGACGACGGCGGCACTGCGCCAGCGTCTCGTCCTCTCGTTGCCAAGGTGGGCCGTCAGCCGGCTGCCCAAGCAGCCGGCTGATGACCCTCCCCATAAACCCCGCCTTAGTCGGCGATGTTTTCAACCTCTACCTCCTCGTCTTCATCCAGTTCAACGTAGGTCGGCTTGCGGATCGGATCGAAAGGCTCCAGCAGGTCCTTCTCCCATATGTCCACGCCTTCTTCCAGTGCACGGGCGACGTACTTGGCGACGTTCTCTTCGCTGATGTCGCGGCCCAGCTCGTGCACCTTACCCCAGTCGCAGCCGATAGAGAACTCCGGTACTTGGCGAACAATGTGCCCCGGCGGGGTCGACTCTTCCATGAACCGGCCAACTTCTTGGCAGTATTCATAGACATCGTCCTTATGCACCCACGACACCACTTCGTCGTAGATCGGTGCGAAGAACGTCATGCGCAGCCGGTCCATAATCCCGCTTTCGGCGATCCGGGTGAGCACGATGCGCAACATCTGCGCCGCCGAGCCCTGGATCGTCGCGTTGGTGCCTTGACGGTGCTGCCGCGCGACCTTGCCGCTGTCATTGCTGAACAGATCCGGCGTGGCATGACGCTTGGTGCCGAAGGCCGTCAGCGTGAAGCCGTTCTTGGTCATGAAGTCCGCTGTCTCGGCCTGCCACGGACGAATCCGCTTGTACAGGTCGAAGGTGTCATCGAGGAGCTTCTTGGCCTCGTCGACCGGAACGATCAGGTTGCGCGACAGGGTGCCGGCACCCGCGCCGTAAGCCATGCCGAAGTTGACGCCCTTGGCCTTGCCCCGGATCGCGATGGTGAGCTTGTTCAGCTTGTGGTTCTCGTCATCCTTGGCCGCAATGAACTCTTCATAAGTCATCTTGGCGATGCCGGAGCCGGTCATGCTGTGCAAGTCACGCTCGTTGGCCGGGTCGTACACCGACATCATCACCGGGTCGTTCGCGAGGTTCGCCATCAGGCGGATCTCTTGACCGTTGAAGTCGATGGCGACGGCGACGTGGTCCGGGGTCGGCGGAATATAGATCGACCGCATGACCTTGCCTTCACCCTTCTTGGCCACCTGCAGGATGTTCGGCGCGCTGCCTGTTGGCCTGGTGGTGTCGGTGCCGGCGTCGGTGATGATCGGGTGGACCTTACCGTCGCGGTGACGCCACATCGGGTACTTGTCGTGGTACAGGCTGCAGCGGGTGCTGGCCGACTTGACCCGACGCAGGACGTGCAGCGCATCACGCTGCCAGCAGTCCTCGGTCACGTCGTTCGCCAGCGCCGTCAGGATCGCCTGCTCGTCGGTGGACGGGCCTGCTTCCTGAATGCCGACCGACAGCCGCCCTTTACCCGCCTGCTTACCGCGCAGCTTGACCGGGATGCCGATCTTGCAATACAGCAGTTGCTGCATCTGCACCGGGCTGCCGACGTTCAGCGGGTCACCGAAGGCGACGACACTTGGTTTCACGCCGGCGTGGAACTGCACCAGGTCGCCGAGGACGTCCAGATGGGCTTCAGCCTGTTCCAGCTTCAGCTGTTTCGCGCTGTTCTCCGTCTCGTCTTCCTCAGCAGCCTTGCGCAGGTCGCCCATCTTCAGGCAGCCAAGGTTGGAAGCCATGGCAATGGTCTTGACCATCGTGCGTTGGTCGTCGTCCAGCTGCCATTCGTCCTCGAAGCCTGCTGCACCACAAGCGGCGTACCACTCGGTCAGCGACTTGAGGGTCAGCTTCTCCAGCGGCGGCAGCTTCAGTTTCTCCAACGCCGGGGCCAACTGCAGCGGCGTGAAGGCGAACTTCGGCATGATCGACTCTTCGCGGTACGGCACGTACTGGCAGGCCGCCTCCAGCTTCTTGCGCCACTCCGCCACTTTGCTGTTGGCTGCATCGGCATCGCCGTCGGCCTTCTTCTTCGCCGCACGGAAGATGTAATCCTTCTCCGCGTCGATCAGCGACTTGCAGCCTGGCGTGATGTTGCCGGTGACGTTCTTCTCCAAGATCGCCCGCAGATCCTTCATTCCCTCCTCGATGGTCTTGAGGTCGGTGGAGTGGATGCGTTTCTGCTTGGCCCAGTTCATGTCGACACCGGCCACGTAGGCCCGCTGCAACACTTCGGTCGGCCGCACAGCCCAACGCCGGTAGAAGTCCCACTGGCCGTCCAGCTTCAGCAGCAGCTCCAGCAGGTCGTGTAGGTGACCGGTCACCAAGCTGTCGTCGGTGCCGTAGGTGAACACCTCGTCGGCGGTCAGCTGGCACATCATGCTCACGCCTTCGCCGTTGTTACCCGCTGCCAAAGTGTCTTGGAACGAGGTCTGCTCGTAGCTCAGGTAATTCAGCGACAACGCCTTCAGGCCGGCTTCCATGTTCTCGTCGTAGAAGCGCTGCATGATCCGGGTGTCTTCGATTTCCTTGAGCCAGACACCGAGGTTGGTCTGCGTCACCACGCCTTCAAACAGGGCGTTGTGGGCGATCCGCCTGGTGTGCTTGCCCGCAAAATCAAGGATCTCAAGGATCACCGACTTGTTGACGTTGTTCGAATCGCGGTGGTCGACCGGGATGTAGATCACGTTTTCCAAGTGACGACCGAACTGGAACGAGGCGCCGGCCAGTTCCTGGCTGAGCATGTCGACGAAGTTGCCACCCGAAGCCGAGGCCAGGCGGAAGTCGCGGATCGGGTTCTTGTCCGAAGACTCGTAGTCGAACGCGGTCTTGTCGCCGGCCTTGATCTCTTCGAAGATCTGCTCCCTGAGCTCGTCCCAGTTGCTGGCGTCGACGATCATCGGCACCGGCATCAGGTGGCTGTACTCCGCCTCCCACATGTCCTCGCAGCCGACTTCCTTCAGGCACTGGTACAGCTCCGTCGGGTTCGGCACGCGCTTGTGGATCTTTGGCTTGGTCAGCTTCTTCAGCCGCGGCTTCCAGCACAGATCCGGCTTGAGGTTGGCCAGACGCCAGCCCATGCGCCAGTCACCGAAGTGCTCGCGCAGTTTCATCAGGATCTTGTCGCCGGAGGCTTCAATCGACTCATCGAGGAGCGCGGTGTTGCCCTTGCTTACGATCTCGCACAGCTCGTCCAGGCCGTCAGCGCCGTAGAGCTCCAGCAGCTTCAGCACCTTGGCTGGGCCCATGCCCACCACACCGCTGTAGTTGTCGGAGTCATCGCCCATGATCGACTTGGCGAAGCTGGTGAACCGGTACGGCAGGCCGTGCAGCTTGTGGTCTTCAGGGTAGACGCCCTCCTCGCCGTAAGGGGCGTGGTGGATGTAGTTCTTGATAATGACCTGGGTGTCTTGGCTGACCAACTGCAGCATGTCTTCGTCGACCGTGCTGACGTCCTTCGGCCCGGGAACGGCGCCGCAAACCCAAGCGATCAGGTCATCCGCTTCCACGCCTTCGACGAACATCTGAGTGGCACCAAGGGCGGAGAAGAACTTCTTCGCCCAGATCATCAGCTCTTTGTACTGCTCGACTTCGATGGGCGACTTGTTCTTGTCGTCCTTGGCTGCCTGGCCCTTGTACTGCGGATAGATGCCGAGGCGGTAGGCTTTGCCGGCGTCGTGTGCCACCAGCATTTCACGCGGGGAACCGCCCTTCTCGAGGATGGGGCGGATGTAGCGGGTCAGAAAGTCCGCTGCACCGGCCTGCCAATCGGCAAACCGGCGATCGAGCTTCGTGCAGTGCAGCGTCTTGTCCGACACGCCGTAGTAGGCGTGTTTGACACAGGCACGAAAGTCGATGATCTGAAGTGGTTCGTTGTTCATTGTTCCTCCCTGTTTGAGTCAGTCAAACCAGCAGGGCGTGGACTACGAAAGCCCCGCCGTAGAGCAGAACCGTCCCTAACATCCGGTACTCAACGCCTTCCGGCAGTGTTTCGCCTGTTACGGCGAGGTAGATGTTGACCGTCTCCACCACCTGGTCGCTGTCGGTGATCGTCCACATCTGCACCGGAGCCGGCTCACCTGGCTGGTGGCCGAACGTGGTGCCATTCAGGCCGCCGGGGATCTGCAGGCTGTTCATGCCGTTGTTCAGCGGAAACTTCAAGACTGACTTCATGCTCAGTGCTCCGGGTAGCGGGCAAAGACCGCTTTCAGGCATTCAGCCTGGTAGCGGGCATCGTCCAGTGCATCGTGTTGGGTGCCGTCGCGCCACGGCATGTCCACGCCGCGCTTCTCGGCGAAGTCGACAATGGTGCGCTGGTCACGGACGTTGTTGAACCGGTAGGGTAGGGCGATGCCCTCACGCTTGAAGCCTTCTTCCAGCCACAGCGCGTCCCGGTCACCACGAATCCACAGCTCGCCGGTGAAGTTGGAGTTGCGCCCGACCACGGTGGTATCGGCCTGCAGCCACTGCCAGAGGGCGCGCAGGGCGTTGCCCAACGTCATCCCGCCCTTACCCTCAAGGGCGCCCAGCTGCGCGTCCTTGCTCTGCTCCAGCCACCAGTAGAAGGTGTCCGGGTCGATGGGCGTCTGCCCCACGAGGTTCACAGCGGTATGGAACTCGTGCTTTGGCCCTGTGCAGTCGATGGTCTGGTAGGACGGCGCGAAACGCACCGCGCCGATCGCAATGATCGGCGCGTTGGTTCCGAGGCCCGCGGTTTCCAGGTCGATGGAGACAGGAAATTCAGCGAGGTGCTCGAAGTACATGATTACTCTCCAGTCAGGGCTGCCCAGCTCACCGGGTACAGCGGGGTGATAATCTTGTCCACTTCCATGAACAGATCCTGCACTTCCTGCTGGGCGTGGCTGTCGCTGCGGGCGTTGTAAGCCATGGCGAAGGCGTACAGGCTGCCAGTCCACACCCAGTTCACTTCGACGCCTTGGATCAGGGCGAATCGGGCCTGCTCAGGGCAGACGCCGTCGTTGATCATGTCGAGGTAGCACTGGATCGACCGCTGCGCCAGCAGGTTGTAGGTCTGCAGCCAGTAGTCAGAGCGTGGGTGCGGACCCGGCGCGCTGCCCTGCTTGACGTCTTCAGCCACCGCGCGGAAGTGATCGGGGACGAAGAACTCCGGCTCCGACTTGATGTAGCGGCGGCTTTCTTCCGACTCGACGTAGCCGATCTTGTGCTTGAAGCACTGGGTGCGGATCGGCACCGGTGCCTTCATGCGCAGCGAGATGTGCGGGTGGCCGAACGGCACCCAGTGGCACGGGATCTTACGCAGGTAGACGGCCAAGGCCTCGGCTTCCTCGCGAGTCTCGGTGGCCACCATCTGATCCAGCAGCTTGTTCCAGTCGCCGGTCTTCACGCCGCGCGCCAGGAAGCGGATCAGGTTGTCGTTCTGCTCGACGGTGAAGTTCGCTGCAAGGTCCGCAAACGAATGCCGGGCGTAGTTGGCGACGTCTTGGTCAGCCAGGTAGTGATTCTCGTAGACAGCCTTCATGCTTTCAGTTCCTTGCGCTTGCCCATGGTGTTTACGCTGCCATCGTCGTTCCAGATCGGGATACCCCCGACGGCGACCATGGCGCGGTTCATTTCGTCGCGATGCAGCGTGCGCCGTGCTCGGATGTACGGGCTGTGCTCCACGTCGTTGGCGTTGATGCAGAGGATCAGGGCGTTGGGCAGCTTGTGCTTGCGGACGCTGTCCGCCATGTGCAGCAGCTCCTCCGCCTCAACCACTGCAGAGCAGCCGAAGTGCCTGGCCAGAGCCTGGCCGAACTTCGTCTTGCCGGTGGCTGCTGGTGAATGGAAAATAACTGTGGTCATGTCCTTCCCCTAATGGATGCTCCCGCCGAGGCGGGAGCAGGTTGCTTACTCGCCAGCGGGTTTGTCAGCGCGCTCTTGGGCGGCCTTGTCGCTGTAGCCCTTCTTGTAGCGGTAACCCATCAGCTTGACCTTGTTGGCCAGCAGGGCTTCGGCCAGCGGCGTCTGGATGCCGTTCAGCAGGCCGACGATGTAGAAGCTGGCGTCACCGGCTTCTTCACGGACGTTCTTGCCATCCAGCGGAGCGCCGAGGACGTGGCTGACCACCTGATCGAGCATCTCAGCGGCTTCACCAGCCAGGCCGAGGGCCATGTGCAGCAGGTGCATCTTCTCGCCGTCCAGCGCCTCGAAGGCTTCAGCCAAGCCTTGGCTGCTCGGCAGCGTGAACGGGGCAGGGGCGTCGACCGCCTTGTTGTAGACCACGGCCTTCTTGACGGTGTCCAGCTCGTTGCCACGGTTGATCACAGCTGCGCAGACCTGCAGGACTTTGAGGAAGCCGATGAACTTCAGCTCGTCCTTCATGGTCTGGCCGGGCTTAGCCAAGTTGGTCACCATCTGGTCGAACGGGGTGTTGACGATTTCCTGCTGGTCTTCCGGGGTCAGATCCGGCGCCCACTGGGCCACCAGCTGCTCTTCAGCTTTGAACAGGTTCAGCTCGTTCAGGACAGAGGTGTGCACACCGCCAGTGAAGCCGTGGTCTTTAATATCGGACATGGGTATCTCTCAGATTCAAAATTCAGGGATGAAAAAGCCCGGCAGGTTTCGCCGGCCGGGCTTTCAGTCAGAGCAGAGTGTTACAGCTTGCCGACGCAGGTGAAGGTCCATGGACGGAAGGCTTTTTCGCCCTTACCGACCTTGGCACCGACCTTGGCCTTGATGATCAGCTCGCCCGGGGCGCAAGCGTTTTTGCGAACGCCGACAGCGATGGCACCGGCCAGACGGTCTTTCGACGCTGGTGGAATGGACAGCGAAACCATGTGCTCGTCGTACTCGTCTTCACGATTCTTGAGTTGCGCCATTGCTTCGATGTATTCCTTGATGTCCAGCGGCTCGTCAGGGGTGCCGTAGCCGTCACCCAGCCACTCGTCCAAGATCTCTTGGGCGGAGGTGCCGTCGGACAGGGTCTTGCCGTGACGATCGTAGCTGTAGAACAGCTCAGCGCCTTCACCAGCGAACTGGCGAACGATGTAGATGTTGCGGGTGCTGAGGATGTTCACTTCGATCTCTTCGCCCAGCGGTACTTCCTCGCTGCCGAGGAGGAACTTGCCTTCGTCCAGCTTGATGCGGTCGAAGGACATGCCGGTGATGTTCAGGCCTTCGAAGCCCTGGCTGGCCATGTCTTCCGTGAATTGCTTCGCGGCGGAGGCTTGGCGCTCGGTGTTGGTGACCACGGCGGTCGACTCGGTTTTCACCGCGACGTCCTTGGTGGCAACTTCTTCCGGCTGAACTTCTTCGGCTGCCGGCTCGGCTTCGGCGGCAGGTTTCGCTGCTGCTTCAGGTTCGACGGCGGCTTCGGCGGCAGGCTCTGCTGCTGCTTCGGTTTGGGTTTCAACCACTGGTTCATCCTGAACCTGTTGTGCCTGAGTCTCGACCACTTCGGCCTCCACTTCCTGCACGGTTTCCTTCACTACTTCAGCGGCGGTAGCTGCTGCGGTGGTTTGGGTGGTTTCTGCCGGTGCTGCTGCGCGTTTCAGTGCCATGATCGTTGTCTCTTTCAGTAGGATTTTGATTTCAGTTCATTGTCGCTTTCATCGGCAACTAGCGAAGAATCCGCTAGCGCAGGCTGATTTATACAGAGCCTGTATGCCCTCTGTCAACCGAGCAGTTCAAACAGCAGGTCATGCCTGTCTTTGATCGCCCGGTTATTGCTTTCTTCGTTGGCCAACAGCGCCTTGAAGTTCTTGTCGGACAGCGTGCCTTTCACTCGCATGAAGTACACGTTGACCACATTGACCTGACCGTTGCGATCCGCCCTGGCTATCGCCTGTTTGGCCGCTTTCGGTGAGGTCGGACACTCGTAGAAGATGATGTAGCTGGCCACCTGCAGGTTCAGCCCGGCACCGCCGGACACCCATTGGATGATGATCGTGTCGCACTCGTCATCCTTCTGGAACTTCTCGACCTGTGCCTGCCGATCAGGGATGCCGCCGTACACGATCGCCACCTTGCGGTGAGCGAACTGCAGGGCCAGGCTCTCGATGGCTTGGCGGTAGAACGCGAAGATGATCAGCTTGCGCTTTGGACCGGGGTTGATCGACTCGACCAGATTGCCCGTGGCCTTGGCCAGCTCGTCGCACTCGGTGAGGGTGGGGTCGAACTTGCTGGGGCAGCTGATCAGCTGCAAGGCCAAGTGCCGCAGCGCCGACGAGTTGTCCGGCGCCAGCACCAGGTCGCCGAGCACGGCGAAGCGGTCGTTGATCACCTGTCGGTACAGCTTCAGGTGGCGTCCGGACAGCTTGACCGGCACCTCGCTGATCACCGGCTCCGGCATCGGGATCACATCGCGCTTCTGAACCCGGCGGGCGTTCTTCCACAGCGACTCGAAGATCTTCTCGGTGTCGAAGTAGCCCACGATCTGCTTGATCTTCTTCGACTTCCCACCGGCCAGCGGGATCTCGAACTCCTCGTGCTCACAGTGCTGCCGCAGGAACGAGGCCTTGTTCAAGTAGGCTGTGGGGTTGATCAGCCGGATCAGGCCGTAGGCGTTGTGCAACTTGGTCGGGATCGGGGTGCCGGTCATCACGTAGATGGCCACCTCGTCCTTCAGCCGCATCGACATCTCCGCCACCGACTCGGACAGGATCGACTCCAGGCCACACAGCGCATCGCCCTCGTCGAAGAACAGCACGTTGTAGCCGTGTTCCTTCAGCAGCATCTGCTTGGGGTTCTTGGCGGTGCCGTTCTTCACGTTGATCTGCCGGCCATCTTTGGTGTACGGCTGCGCCTTGGGGAAGCGGGGGTTGCCTTTGTCGTCGCCCTCTTCAATGAAGTAGCTGGTGGCGTACTCTTCCGGCGTACCTATCTTGTTGATATTCCTGATTTTCCACAGATTATTGCCGATCTTCTTCCGTGGATTTTTGTCGTTGTACAGCCGGTAGATGTCGTAGGACAGGACCAGAATGTCCGGCCAGCCTTCGACGTCCCACTGCTGCTCCTTTTTCTTTTTCTGTGTGGCGGTGCAGTCCATGTGTTCGATCTTCAGCCGCTTCCCGATACCGGGGAAGAAGACTTCGAACTCCTCCATGAACTGCGGGATCAAGCCAGGCAGGGTGGTGAACACCACCCGGTTGCCCATCGCGGCCATCATGATGGCGTGGACCTGTGCCGGGTACGTCTTGCCTGTACCGGGCTCAGAAAAATCCCCGTAACGATCGTTCCAGGGATAAGCCTTGAGGGTGTCGAGTTGATGCGGCATCGGCCAGTTCGGAAGGGGGATTTCCGAGAACCATTCAGGGTGGTTTCCCACCCCGACCGTGAGCATCAAGTCGTGGAGACTTGCGCCCATTAGAAGATCCTCTGTTCTCGACTGCGTTGGATTTTGGCGTGGTCGTCCCGGCAGTCAGCGTCACAGAACCGCTGCTCTTCCGGCATTGGCTCGCTGCAGTTGTGGCATTTGCCGATGTAGGGCAGGGTGTGGATCGGCTTTCTGGCGATGCGTAGCTGCTCCTCCAGAAGCCGTTCCTGTTCAACAACCGCCCGATCCACTGGGTCTGCGTAATTCTCGGTCATTCAGCTGCCTCCGTTTCCCTGGCAAAGTTGTTGAGTGAAGTTCCCTTTTCGGTCAGCTTCTTGGCGTTGATCACGAACACTTCGATCTCATTGTTGTTGGGGTGCGGCTCAATGCGCTCGAAGTACACCTCGCCCTCGATCAGCTGAGTCAGCTGCTGGAACTGACGGATAACCGGCACCTCGCCGATCATCTTCGTGTAGGCATGGTAACGCGGCAGACAGGACTGCAAAACCAGATACAGCGAGTCGCCCTGACGCCAGTAGTGCTTGCCGGCCATCAGCTGCAGGCGTTCGTCGAAGGTGTCATCGGCCATGACGTTCATGGCACCCAGCACGCGGTCCACTTCCGAAGCCGACTTGCCCCGTTCCACTTCCGTGACTCGGCCACCCATGTAGACGATCAGCTCGGCTTCAAGGGCTTTGACGTCCTCAACGCCACCGACTTTGAACTCGGTCATGGTGTGGATCAGCATGTGCAGCCCGGTCAGGCAGCACTGCATACCCCAGCGTGGCCGGTCTTCCATGCCCTTGTGGATCAGGGCTGCCTTGCTGTGGAAGATCTTCAGCAGGGCGGAAGGGGAGGTCCCCAGCGCCACGGTGACCAAGGCTCTGGCCATCCGCAACAACGCCTGCTTGTTCTGCACACAGGTCCGGTAGTTGTCCCGGTAGGTCTGGTTCTGCAGCGATTTCGCCTGCAGGCGGACTTCCACGGAACGACTGCGCAGCGCTGGCACGGTGGCCGACTGCTCGCTGGTATACACCAGAGGCGCCGAAACACGGTCCTCGCTGACAGCCAGCTCCCGGTCAGCGCCGATACGGCCACGCTGAATAGGGGCATGACTCCATGCTGCCTTGAGGATGCCGACGATGCTGCCGTAACGGCCTGGGCCCAGCTGCACCGGGTTCACTTCTTCGATCAGGCGCGGCACCGTGGTGCTGCTGCTCACGTACTTGGTCAGCGGGAACAGCGTGCCAACCTCGACGTTTTGCAGCTCGGCCTTCGTGTAGTCGATGCCATTGATCATGGCGATCAGCATGGCCAGGCAGGACTTGCCCGCGCCGGCGTTGCCGTAGATGTTGAGCAGCGGGAATTGCGGTTCCTCGAACTGGATGTGCTCGCGGAAGTGGCAGGACACAAACCACCCCAGCAGCTGAGCGACCTGTACCGGCTCGTTCACCTTGCACAGCGCTTTCATCACCGTGGCCAGTTGTTCATCGTCGGGCAGCGGGTTGCTGCCACTGATCAACGCAGGCGACTGTCGGGCGTTACCGTTGAAGCGGTACGGGCTGCGCCCACCCAAGTTGGTGATGGCGTTGCCAGCTTCAACATAGTGCGCGACCGTGCCCTTCTCGCCGCGGTCCAGCACGATTCCGCAGACGTTCGCACGAATCATCTTTTCCAACTCCTTGTCTTCGGTCTTGTCCCTTGCGAACTTCAGCAGGGCCACCAGTATTTTTTGGATCTCGCCGTCACCGGCGTACACCGCTGCGTCACGGCCTTTCACCCCCGAGATCAGGTCGCGCTTGGAACTCCAGGCACGCTCCGACAGGGAGACCTCGCTGACCACGTCGCTGCCGGCCACGATCAGTTTCCCGACCAGTTCCTTTCGCTCAGTGCTGCGCCAAGTGGTGAAGCCTTCGGCGTTGGTGTAGGGCTCCAGCTCGAAGACTTCCATCGTCGGCCAGAAGGTGAAGTTGGTCAGCTGCCGGCTGCTGTCTTCGCCGACGAGGAAGTACCCGTTGGCGTCGAAGCGGATGCGGACGTCGGTGTTGAAGTTGCCCACGGTTTCTTGGGTGACTTCGCCGCTGGCCACGTCGGCACGGCAGATAGGGCACGCCCGGCAAGGGGAGCCGATGGAAGCGATCAGCGCGCCCGGGGCAAACTTGATCGAGCCACTGAAGGTCCGATGCAGCTGGCCTTGAACGTGCTTGAGGCGCTCGGTTTCCGAAGGACGGCTGCTCGACTCCACGTTCTTCACGAACGGGCGCACCAGCAGTTCCATGTACTCCTTCTCTTCCGACTTTTCGTAGCGGGCAGCGATGTACGCCGCCAGTTGCATCGCGGTCTGGTTCCAGTTGGAGCCTTCGGCGTGGCCTTCGGTGATCAGCTTCTCGATGCAGCCGGGGATGCCATCCCACTCGCGCATGGCTTCCTTGGGCACCACGCAAGCGGCGTTCATCGCCTTGACCTTGCGGCTGGCGGTGACCCGTGCGGCCTTCAACAGCTGCTCGGCCTTGGCGTAGCTGAGGTTCTTGCCTGGCTGTGGCTGGGCACGGGCTGGGCGAGGTTCAGCCACGATGGCGTGGTATTCCTCGCTGTTCATGTGCGCCAGTTCATTGACCGTGGTGCCGACCTTGTAGGTGCCGCTGCCTGGCCGGGGAATGCCTTCACAGCGCCACATCCGGCCCTTGCCACAGGAGTACACCGACTCGTCAAGGCTGCACGGTGACTCCAGGTGCGCGCCCTTCATGATGGTCAGCATGATCTCCCGATAGATCATCGGCAGGAACTTTGTGGGCTTCTTGACGCCAAACACCTGAGCCGGGATGGTGATGTGCACACCCTTGCCGCCAGACAGCCAGCAGTGGATGAACTCCTCTGGGATGTCCAGCTTGTTCATCAGGTAGTCGAGCACGGCGTTGACATCCGCCAGCACCTGATCAATGTCGTCAGCGTCGTCGAAGTCCAGATACATCGGACCCATGTAATGCACGGTCTCCACGGCGTTGAGGCCGTTGTCGGAGACTTCTTCGGGGTTTTGGTCAACCATCAGGACGGTTTTGAACGCAGGCGATTTCGGAAGCTCAGCTGATTGCAGCTGCTCTTCTGTGTACATCCGCCATGGTTCCTTCTTGTCCGGTCTGAACTGAAGGAAGTAGTACATGGCGTCAATCCTTCGTCATAAGGGCCTGGGAGAGACGTTTCACAAGGGTTTTGCCGTCCTTGTTGAACGCGGAGAAGTCCACGTCCAGCTCCAGGCCACGACGAGTCAGCGCTTTCTTGAACAGGGTGATGTTGTAAACCTCGTCCATCTCCACCGCGCCTTCGATCTCGGCGGTGTTGTAGTATTCAGCCAGCTTGTTGTAGTCGATCGCGATCCGGGGAGACCCGACCTCTTCTTTGACGACCTTCATGTGAGGCTCCTATTAGCGAGGGTACGGCTCAAGCCTTGAACCCCACCTTGTTGATAACCAATTCCTGTTGTGGCCGGCTGAACGCCACGTACAAAAGTCGGAGCCTTTCACTGCGGATTGGATTCTCCAGCAGATCCTTGACGTCGACCATTACACGTTTGAAGGTGCTGCCCTGACTGCGATGGACCGTAATGCAATAGCAATACTTTAGGTCATCGAACAGGTCGGTGAACTTGTGCAGCTGCCGCCAGTGCCAACTTGCGTTGCCCCCGGTTTTCTGAGCCTCTAAGGCCTTGTCCTTGATCTTCTGGCAGTGCGCTTCGTACCGTTCATACTCGTCCTCGTGCAGCACATGAGCGAAGACTTGCTTCACATCAGCATACACAGGATTGAGTGTGACCAGCCACGTCTTCCACGACGTGCTGCTACCTTCGTCATACATCTTGCTTTCGGAAACAGCGGCAACCAGCGACTCTTCGTCCGTCGAGAGGATGGTGGTGCCCTCTTTGCTGATCGGCTTGCCGGTGACCAGACGCTCGCCCAGTTCGAAGCGGGCGGCGTTAGGGCCGTAGATTTTGGCGCGAATGGCGTTGTTGATGTCATCCACGCGGAAGTTGCGCCACGCCAGGCAGCGGACATCTTCCAGATCCGTGTTCAGGTCGAACTGCTCGAGCACGGTGTGCAGGAAGTGAGCAGCCTTGACCACCGTGACGTTGTGCGCCGGCACTTCTTTGAACTCGTAGGACGTCTGGTTCTTGATCGCCGCGCGCAGCGGGGCGGTGACCAGCTGGATGCCGTTGGGCGTGCCGTCCGGGTTGTTCTTCTGCCGCTCAGGCTGGGTCAGCTCGACGGTGGGGAACAGGCCGAACGCCTTGGAGGTGGTTTCCTTGACCGGCGGCAGTTGCATGTCGTCGCCCATCATCAGGCAGAACACTTCGTTCGCCTGCAGCTCCGGCAGGAAGTAGTCGAACAGGAAATACTCGCCGAGCATCGACATCTCGTCGCAGACCAGAACGTGGTACTCGCCGATGATGCTGTCCTTCACCTGGACCGCGCGCTTCTTCTCGTCGGTGGGCATCATGGCCAGACCGAGGGCGCTGTGGGCGGTGGCGAAGCCGATCTTGTCCATTGGCAGGCCGCGAGCTCGGGCAGCCTTCTCCAGCTGCTTGACGGCCTTGTTGGTGGGCGCCACGAAGATCGCCTTGACCCCGCCCTCGATCAGGATCTCCGCCAGCTCCATGACACAGTAGGTTTTGCCGGTGCCACCCTCGCCGATAATGGTGAAGCCAGGCTTGCCTTCTTCGTAGGCATCCAGCGCTCCATTGACGCCGCGAGCTTGGCCACTGTTAAGTCCCATGCTTATCACCTTATGAGTTTATATGCTTATATGCTTATAGGTGGGCACGATAGTTAATCGTGCCCACCTTGGTCAAGATCTCTTTTTAAAAATATCTACGACCGAGCTATTGACTGCCGTGTTTACGGGCTTATCCCGCAGGTGGCGCCGGGTGTGGAAGAACTGGATGACGCCCTCGCGGGCCTCGTTCAGGCTGCCGGTCACCATGTAGGTTTTGACGAACTCCTCGTAGGGAGGACGCAGCTGCTCAGCGGTGAAGGACTGGATGCCTTCGGGCCGCAGGTACTGATCCAGCGCGTCCATGTAGTATTCGATCCACTGACGCTGCTGCGCCGTGGTGCCGGTGTCGCCCTTCTCTTTGCCGATCATCAGCAGTTCGGTTTTTATACGTTCCACGCTTTCTCCTTCTGGGCCAGCGGCCAGTGTTTCGGTTAATCAGGAATGCCGGTCAGCAGCATGGTGCGGGCCCGGCTGACCAGCGCCGGGTCGGCGACCTGCTTGGTGTTACGCACCTTGGTGGCGAACTCTTCCGGCAGGAACTCGACCGCCTCGGGGAACTGATCCTGCAGCTGCTTCAGGGTCCGCACCGAGACGAGGATCTTGGTCAGGTCGTCGTACATTTCCCCTGCGGCCATCAGCACAGACCTGAACGCGGCCATCAGGCGGTCGACCTGCTGCACCAGCGGGTAGGCCGCTTCGGTGTAGGGGATGCGTGGGTCGCACTGGTCAGCGAGCACCACGTCCGGGTGGAAGATGTGACCCAGGCCACGGATGCTTGGCAGGTCGGGGTGGCTGGTCTTCCACGAGTAGTGGAAGTCGTAGCTGCCGCAGTACAGGCTGACGTAGTTAAGGAAGCCGCCCCACTCGGCGCTGACCGCGCTGCGGATCTGTTGCCACTTGGCGCTTTCGACTTCCCGCTCTTTGGTCTTGTTCGAGTAGCCGATGCCGATCTTGCCCAGCGCGGTGTTCTCGGTGCTGACCTTCTTGCCGTCGTCGGTGTTGGTGACCACGTAGATCTCACCCTTCATGCTGCTGAGGATGCCGTCCTGAATCAGCGGTGCCCAGCGGGACTGAGGCAGCTCAGGGATCTTCAGCTCAATCTGCTTGGCGAACAGCTGACGCCACAACTTGTCCAGCGCCTTGGCGGCCTTGGCCGTCGGCGCTGCCTGGCGTTTCGCCGCGTGGCGGATCATCTCGGTGATCAAGTGGTCTTTGACTGCGTTGGTGATGTTCATGCCTGCCCCTTGTAAGCGGTTTGAAAGTGGTGGGTGAGGACCTTGTAGAGGTTCTCGGGTTCGGTGACACCGAGCTTGTGGCACAGCTGGGCCTTCTCTTCGTCGGTCCAGATCGCCATCAGCGCTGACTCTTGCGGCACCTCCCACATCGCGCCGGGGGTGTACAGCATGGCGAAGTTCAGCGACTTGCCCACGTTGTTGCGCTGAGGCCGGGTGACCGCGGCGTACTTGATGCCCAGCACAATCGCCGTGGTGATGGTGTGGATGTCCAGCAGGGCGCTGGTCGGCTGAATACCGCCTGCCGCCAGTCGGTCAATCATCTGCTTCTCCAGCGCGGTGTAGTCCACCTTGTGCACGATGTCGTTCTTCACTTCAGGTACTCCTTGCGCACCCGGCGCAATACTGTGGCGTGACTGAGGCCGGGCCAGCCGTACAGCCTGGCCTTGCCGTCCTCGGTAAATTGAATCCACTCGGTCCAGGTGTACGGGTCAGCCAGACTGATCGAGCGGTCAGCCCGCCGGGTCAGTTTCTGCTTGGTGTCGTCACCCACACCGGCGGTTAATAATTCGATCATCCCCTGCTGCGCCGCTGTGGTCAGCGACATAGAGGGGAAGCGATCGTCCTTGGCGAACTCAATCAGGGTCGAGTAGGGGATGGAGCGTTCCTTTTCCCAGCGAATCAGGAACGATTCCAACGCCTTACGCTTCCATCTTGAAGTTGCTTCAAGCAGCGTCTGCCCGGGGCGAGCCGGCCAGGTAGGCTGCAATATCATGGTCACGTCCACGCTGTTCTTCCTCAGTCCGTTTGGGGACAAATACCCAGGCCTGTACAAAGGCGCCTTCGTTGATGGTCATGACATCCGGGTTCTGATCCAGTGCCACGACGTGCTGCACGCCCTTGGAGATCTCTACGGCCCGTTCCCGTGCATCGGCCATCTCCAGCTTGTTGTGCATCTGATGCGGCTTGAGCTTGAACAGCTTGTCGTTGGGGACTCGCTGGCCCATGTCCTGCAGCGCCTGCAGTTCCGGCTCCGACCACGTCCCTTTGGGGCGCTCGGTGTGGCGGAAGAAGTTGCCGAGGCGGTGGCGCCAGTGCTGCGGCTCCAGCTGCATCAGTTTCATCAGGGCCAGGCACTGATCGACCGTCGGTTCACCGCAAGCAGTGACCGGGACCACCCGGTAGGTGCCGAGCTTTTCCGGCAGCGCGCGGATGTCGGCGTACTCGACGGCCTGCTCCTCGCTGCTGAACTTGGGCCCCGGTGCCCAGTAGCCTCGCTTGCGCCACTGCACCTGATGGGTGAAGGGTTTGAACGCTCTGGTCACAGCGGCCCTCCGAACATTTCGTCGAGGTTGTCCTTCAGCGGGTTCAGGTCGATGCCCCACAGCAGGGCCTTGTCGCCGCCGGTCTTCAGTACTTCAGCCAGCGCCTGGTGCAGGCTGCGCAGCGGGCCGACCTGCTCATCCGGTACGTTGGCCGGCGGCACCTGAGCCATGAAGGCGCTGACCTTGCTGCGTTCCAGCCAGATTATCAGCCCGAGCTTTTCCATTTTCATCTGGCCGTGGAACACCGCCGCGTTGTCCAGTTTGGCCTCGGTGGTGAAGGTGACCTCGTTGTACCCCTTGCGGGCGTTGAACTCTTTCATGCAGCTGTCGAGCGGCTGGTAGATCGCGCCGTGATCCATGAGGATCAGGTTTTGCAGGCTAAGTCCCATGGGGCACCTCAGATCACAAGAAGGGGTTGGAGGGTCATCGGGTCGCGATTCATGCCAATCAGGATGTCGATGGCCGTCTCGCAGGCATCTTCGTCGCTGATCGGCACAGACCGGAGGAACACCACGTAGTCGTGCAGTGGCTTCATCCCGTTCTCCGGCGGAACCGGAGGGGCGAACTTGACCACCTTGGTGTACTTGGCGCCGAAGTCGCGCAGGACCTGGAACACGCCGGTGCTCTCTTCGAAAGCCACCCGGCACGTAGTCATCCCATTCTCGTCCGCTGTGACGACCTGCCAGTCATTGCCGGCTTCGTCGGAGGGGTGGGCAGACATCAGGCGGGATTGCTTATCAGCGAACCCGGCGCCGTCCTCCCGCCATACCGTCCGATACTGGCGACCTGTGCCCTGGAAGACGTGAAGACCTTCCTTCAGCAGTGCGTCGATCTGTTCAATTGTCAGCATTGGAAGCCTCGTAGTCAGCGCACAGCTGATCAATGGCGTTGAGGGGGCCGTTCTGCGTGGTCGGCAGGTTACGGGTGGCAATCAGCTCGCGGATCAGGTACTCAGGGCCGTTCAAGGCCCGCACCACCTGCTGCAGGGCATCGACGTTGACCAGTGCCACGGTCTTGAAGTAGCCGCCTCGCTTCAGGCCGTTGAAGAAGGCCAGTACCTGCCGATCCAGAAACGCTTCGTTGTTCTGGATACGTTCCAGCAGCATGTCCATCAGGACCACCGTTGGTGGCTCGGCCACTGCTTTGGCTTCGTGGAACGGTGGAGAGATGCCGGTACGTTCAACGTCAGCCAGCTCGTCGGCACGTCGGGTCTGGACCTCGTCACACAGCAACAGCACGTCGCCGTAGCCAATCCCGGTCGGGTCACACTCGTTCGCTGCGACCACTAAGGCCGCGATGTTCTTGTCACTTAGGCGCATGTTGGTACTCCGGGTGCCGGCTGCACTTGCAGCGGGCCAGGTAGAATTTGACCGCCTTGGCCGCCGAGTCACTGACCGGCCGCTTGCGGAGTTTCTTTTCGGCGATGCACTCGCAGCCCTCTTCGAAGTAGTCGCGGGTCATCTCGTCGTTGGTCTTGGGAATGGCGAAGGCCCGGCGTTCACCCTCGTAGGTGGCCTCGAAGCCGTGGAAGTCTTCACCCTTACGCCAGCCCAGTTCGCCGGTGGAGCCGTAGGGTTCGATGAACACCAAGTAGCCTTTCGGCACCGGGCGCCCCGACTCAATGATCTTCCAGCCGGCGGGAGGAGGTGTCACCGGCAGTCCGCCACGGTAGCAGCGGTAGCGGCCTCGGGCTCGCAGCCGATCCCGCTGGCTGCCCCATTCCACCCATTCCCACACCGGACGGCCGTTGCTGATCATCAGGCGGCCTTGCCCCTGACACTGCTGGCGCACCATCAGCTTTCCCTTGACGATCTTCTCGTCACCGGCTTTCGGCTTGCGCGGCGGCGATCCACGGCGCGCGGTGTAGGTGATGCTGTCAATTCTTGGTGTCATCGGCAGACCTCAGCGTCGTCAGGAATAGAGAGGTGACGTCGTAGTCAAGCTGCTTCAGGTCAGCGCGGATGCGCTGAGCCTTCTGGTTCAGCACTTCCTTCGCCGCCTTCAGTGCACCCGGCAGGAACTCTTCCCGGTGGCTGCCTTGGACCTGCACCGACAAGAATCCTGGTATCTGGATGTCGTTGTGCAGCTTGTCCAGGCGCTGCCACTCTTCCAGCAGTTGGGCGATCTGTCTGTGCTGCAGCGGGCTGATCAGTGAGCTACTCATCGGTCGGCTCCTTGTGCTTGCCGCAGTCAGCGCAGAAGATCCGCCCGGTGCCGACGTGGCCCAGCCAGGTCTCATGGCGGCAGGCCGCCTGCACCAGCATCTCCGCCGCCTTGTAGACGTAGGGGTTGAGATCCATGGTGCCGTTGCCCTGGCGCTTGAGCTTGAAGCCCGCTGCGATGCAGATGCGCTTGACCTCGTCGTTATTCAGCCGTGGCATCGGCGCTCTCCTTGCAGCACTCGGCGTCTGTAGGAGCGAGCCCCGCCTGCTGGCCGTTTTCACAGCAGTCCTTGTCCGGCAAGACACGGATGTCGCGACCCGGCACGGTGACGTCGCGCTTCTTCAGCTTCGACGTCACCCGGTACTTGTCAGCGCGCTCGTCGTAGCTGACGACACGGCCCTTGTCCCGCTCCAGGCCGACGTGCCAGCTGACCACCTGACCCACCTCAATGTCCGGCACCGACAGGTCGGCGTTGCGCAGGGCGATGTCGATGGCCTTGCGCAGGTTCTTCGCTGACAGGTTCAGCGACTCGGGCGGCAGCTTGACCAGCACGTCGATCTGGTCCTTGGTCAGCGCCCGACCCTTGAAGATCATTTCTTGTTCGATCATTTATCCTTCTCCAGTTCGGCGATGTGTGCGTTGAGGGTGGCGAGCTCGTCTTCCAGGCTGTCGATGCGGTCGATGCAAGCCTTGGTCAGGACCTTGTCTTGGTAGCCTTTCAGCGACTCGGACACCTGATCACGCTTGTGGAACAGGTGGTCGAGCTGGCTGTGGCGGTCGAGACCGGCGAACCACTCGTCCTCGGTGAGGTGATCCACCGGGTTGAACGCGGAATCCACGACGTGATCCAGTGGCAGCGGTGCCGGGATGCACTCAGTGCAAGCTACCTCGATCGGCTGCCCTTCGTGATCGAGGTCGGTGGTGGTCAGTACCCGGGTGTCCTCACACGCCAGGCAGGCTGCCGTGGTCGGCATCACGACCGGGGCTGGGTACGGAATGGCCGGTCTCACCACCGGGTCGGGTTTGATCCGGCCTTCCATCTTGGCGATCAGCATCTGCGCCCCCAGCACGGCCTGCAGGAAGCGCTCAGGGCCGGTCAGGATGTAGATGGTGCGGTGGAAGGCAGCGCGGGCCAGCTTCTTCAGCTTGGCCGAGGGCAGCGCCTCAGCTGACTTGTCGGTCAGCGGGTTGTGGCTGTTCGGGTGCAGCAGCCGGGCCTTGATGTTGAACCCGGTGCTGAGTTCGTAGATGGCCAGCGGTGCCTGGAATCCCTTGGTGTGGCCGGAGGCGACACACAAGGCGAACTTGAAGTCGATGCCGCCGATGTTCTGCTCCCACTGGTGGTAGCACGGAGCATCGACCAGGCCCGCCGTAGTGCGAACCTGTACCACTGATTTAGCTTTCATACCCATTCCTTACTGTCCATCCAGCGATTGATGTCGTACTTCATGCTTGGAGGCATCTTCGGGTCCTCCAAGGCTTCCGCCATCCACGTCCCGACGTAGTGATCCTCCGGGGTGGCGATGGCGGTCTTGACCGGCAGGCCGACGATCTCGGCCCGCTTGACCCGGCTCTTGTTGGTCTTCTTGTTGGCGATGACGGCCTGCCAGCTGGCACGGGCCTCCATCGCCTCGTGCAGGCTGGCAGCGGTGCCGAACACCTTCTCGCCATTGGCCCGGGTCAGCATCACGCCCAGCGGCTCGTCGATCTCGACGTTGCACACTGATGACTGCAGGTGCCACCAGTCAGCGTGCTTCTTGGCTTGCTCAATGGTGTCGAACAGCTCCTCGAGGCGAGGGAGGCTGCCGTTGGTGTTGTTGGCGGTTACACGGAATTGCATTTATCGGCTTCCTTTTTCCATGGCAGGCCGTGGCCCGGTTTGCCGTGTTCCAGACAGTCAGTGGAGACACAGTTGCCCTCGGGGTCGACCTGGATCGGGCCGCAGCCTTCACACAGAACCGACACCGCCAGCCCCTTGTCCCAGTCTTCTTGGGTGGTCAGGCCTTTGAGGTCGTTGTTTTGGGCGGCGAAGACACCGAACAGCTGTTCGGTGCACGCCCTGCAGAAGTCCGCCATTACGCGCTCTCCGCCATCGCTTGGCCGAGTGCCCAGCGAGGGATGTTTGCTGATACCAGTGCACGGGCCAGGCCCGGCGGCACTGAGTTGCCGACCATGCGAACCTGTGCATGCTTCGGTAGTTTTTTGCCCATCACCACCTCGTGCTGGAAGTCAGCCGGGAAGCCTTGGCAGCGGTACAGCTCGTGCGGCTCCAGCATTCGCATGCCGATGTCGACGATCTGGTAGTCCTGCCCCTTGATAGTGACCAGCCCGAAGCGCGCCTTGCTGGTGATGGTGTCCAGCGGCTCGTTGCAGCTGACCGCGCCGCCGGTGCCGTAGAACTTCACCATGAAGGCCTGCACGTTGGCGTAGTGGTTGCCTTGGGCTGCAATGGCATCCAGTGGGCGGTCCAGTGACTGGCCGTGCTGGCAGGTGCCCTTCAGCTTCACCAGACTGCTGGCGACGACAGCCGACTTGCCACCGCCACCGGCGGTGATCACCCCCAGTGGTTCGTCGGCGGCGTGGCCGACGCTGTTGCCGAAGTCACGCTGGATGTGGGCCACTTCGATGGCGTCGTCCAGATCCCG